TACATTCAAGAATTTAAAAATAATCTAACTGAGCTAGGTAAGCCGTCTATAACAAAATGTAAGGTAAAACCATACACCAAGGTTTCATTCAAACCGGATTATGAACGTTTAGGTATATCTGGATTATCATCTGATATGTTAGCGTTGTTTAAAAAGCGTGTATATGACATATCCGCGATAACAGATAAAACTATCAAGGTAAAATTTAATGGACAAACGATTCCTTGTAAAAATTTCGAGCAATATATTGATTTATATGTTGGATCTAAAGTGGATGTTAAGCGAGTATATGAACAAACCGATGATAGATGGGAATATGCGGTTTGCTTAACACCAAACGACGAATTCCAACAAGTCAGTTTTGTAAATGGAATATATACATCCAAGGGTGGTAAGCATGTTGAATACATTATGAATCAAATTATTCGCAAGTTATGTGCGTACATTAAGATCAAGAAGAAGGTAGATGTAAAACCCAATACTATTAAAGAGCAGTTGATGCTATTTCTAAGATGTGATATTGAGAATCCGTCATTTAATAGTCAGACAAAGGATGAGCTTGGTACAGCTGCTAGTTCGTTTGGTTCTACCTGTACAGTAACTGACGGATTTATTGAGAAAATAGCCAAGATGGGGGTAATGAACGCAGCATGTGCGTTGACCCAAGTAAAAGAAGACAAGGCTGCTAAAAAAACAGACGGATCGAAAAGTAAGAGTATCAGAGGCATTCCCAAGCTTATTGACGCGAATTTTGCCGGAACAGCCAAGTCAAATCAATGTACGCTAATTTTGTGTGAGGGTGATTCAGCAAAGGCAGGTATAGTTTCAGGACTGTCAAAAGAAGATAGAAATATTATTGGTGTGTATCCAATGAAGGGAAAAATATTCAATACAAGAGGAGAAACATTGAAGCGTATTAGTGAAAACAAGGAAATAATCGAAATGAAACAAATACTAGGTCTAGAAACTGGTAAAAAATATACCAAAGAGACTGCTGCGATCACTCTCAGATATAGCTCGGTATTATTCATGACTGATCAAGATCTGGATGGTTCACACATCAAGGGTCTCGGTTTAAATCTATTTCAAGACCAATGGAATTCTTTGTCTAGGTTGGATAATTTTATTGGATTCATGAATACTCCCATTTTAAAAGCGAAGAAAAACGGCCGTGAATTATTGTTTTATAATGATGGTGAATATAAGAAATGGAAGGATGAAAATGATACAAAAGGATGGGCAGTAAAGTATTACAAGGGTCTTGGAACAAGTACCAGCAAGGAATTTAAAGAATACTTTGCCAATAAGAAAATCGTGTATTTTAATCATGACGGGACAACTAGTGACGATATAGTAGATATGGTATTTAATAAGAAGCGTACAGAAGAGAGAAAAGAGTGGTTGACAAACTACGACAGAAATAGTTATTTGGACACGAATGATAACAAGGTAAGTTATATGGATTTTGTAAATAAGGAACTTATTCACTTCTCCAAATATGATTGTGAACGGTCCATACCAAACATGATGGATGGTCTAAAAATCAGTTTGCGTAAAATCCTATATAGTGCTTTTAAGAAGAATTTGACATCTGAAATTAAAGTAGCCCAATTTAGCGGGTATGTATCAGAGCAATCTGGATATCATCACGGAGAAGCTAGTTTAAACGCAGCAATCGTAGGTATGGCGCAAGATTATGTTGGAAGCAATAACATTAATATTCTTATGCCAAATGGTCAGTTTGGAACCAGACTTCAAGGAGGAAAGGATTCAGCTAGTGAAAGATATATATTCACACAATTAAATCCGATTACTAGATACATATATCGAAAAGAAGATGATGCGGTTCTAGAATATCTGGAAGACGATGGGTTTCCAGTAGAGCCAATGTTCTATGTTCCGATTATACCAATGATTTTAGTGAATGGTGGCAAAGGTATTGGAACTGGTTTTAGTACAGATATATTATCGTATTCGGTAGAACTTTTAATATCCTATTTACAACGCAAGTTGAAGGGTATTTCAACGGAAGATATTTCATTAAAACCGTATTATAAAGGCTTTACTGGTACATGTCAACCGGTGGACGATAAGAAATATATTGTCAAGGGTATTTATCAAAAAATAAATGATAAAAAGGTCCGTGTAACTGAATTACCGATTGGATCTTGGACGGATGATTTTAAACAACATATTGAAAATTTGATGGAAGCTGACAAAAACAAAAAGAATAAATCGTTTGTAAAAGATTATAATGATATGAGTACAGATACAACGGTTGATATTGAAATTACATTTAACGATCCGATTGATGAAACAATAGAGGGATCCAATTTATATAATAATTTTGAAAAAATGATGAAACTGTGTGTTTCATTGAGTACGAACAATATGCATTTGTTCAATAACGAAGAACGGCTAATGAAGTTTAACAGTGAAACGGACATTATTGAAAGCTATTATCCGATTCGTTTGAAATATTACCAAAAGAGAAAGGATTATATGGTCGATGCTCTTCAAAATGACCTAAAACTGCTTTCAAACAAGGCAAGATATGTTCAGGAAAATTTAGACGGAGTCATCGACTTGAGAAAGAAAAGAAGGGAAGATATAATGGAACTATTAACCCAACAGAAATACGATATTATCGAAGACGATACAGACTACAAGTATTTACTTAAGATGCCAATGGATAGCGTTTGTGAGGAAAATGCTGGCAAGTTATTGTCCGACAAGACCAGCAAGGAAATAGAACTAACCAAAGTTCAGTCTATTAGTATTGAAAATATGTGGCTGAATGATTTAGAGGAACTTGAACAGTATTTACATGCCCCAAAAACAATCAAGGTTAAAAAAACAGTAACTGGTTCAAAGGTCTAAACATAGTTATTTGTTAGTTATTATTTGTTAGTTATTATTTGTTATTTATTATTTGTTATTTATTATTTGTTATTTATATTTATTGTTTACTACTAAAACAATAAATATTTATCAATTGTGGCCATTTATCAGTCAGCTATGACTATTTGTTAATAGACACTCGTATTCATATTCATATGTATGTTCATATGTATGTTCATGATCATAAATATCATATCCTGATTCGTTTTTTTTATTTGATTTATTGCGTATTTCCAAAGTATATTGTGAAGAACAAGCGCCACAATGATCTTCGTTGGCATAATCTACAACCAGATTGATGTTTTTTGTTTCACATATATTCCATCTACCCAAGGGTGTACGCGTATACGGTTTGGCATAATACACATTTTTAGCTATATTTACAACATTACGCAGATTGAGTTTAGTTGAAACCAACATATTACTAATATTTACTCCTTTATCCGAAATATTTTTTGCCTTCAATTTTTAATTTTTACTTTTTACTTTTTACTTTTTAATTAGTCTAATCGGATGTATATCAGAACCAATGTTTTAGCTCGAGCGTTTTGTTATTATAATCAGCTTGTACTGGACGATCAATTGGTACATACATATTACTAACATCATGTTTATAATTAATATATGACTGCGCCTCACTATATATTTGTTTTACACAGTATTCGACAACAAGATGATTTAAAGCTTCAATTTGTTCGCGTATATTATTAGGTAAATTAGTAGAACTTTGTAAAAAGATACTTCGCATTACAATTTTTAAAGTGTCACAGTTTTGATTATCAATCATGTATTGATGATTAGATATTTCATATACTCCAGCACGAATACTATTTTGAATAATTTCCATATTTTGTTTGCTAAAATAAAGCTGGGATAAAATAGTATCTGTAAAGTTACCAGTCATTGCGTCATGAAATGTTTCACATTGTTTTGATGTTGATATTTTATCGTATAAAGAAAACTGGTTCATTTGAGGTCCTAATATATTTATTCTACCGTTTGTGCTTGAACAATTCATTATAATAATTAAGTAGAAAAAATTATATTCATTTAATTTATATAATGATTTCTAACTTTCAAAGTATAGTTTTGATAACAGCAATAGTTATATTTATAATCTTTATGGTATTTATTGGTACTGTATTGTACAAAAACAAATATTCTGTCATATACCCTCCAATCGTAGCTGATTGCCCGGATTATTGGTTGAATGAACCAGAAGACAATAAATCATCTTCCAATGTGGATGTTGATAAAAAACAACTATGCTATAATGTAAAAAATTTAGGAAATGCGTCGTGTAATAAAACAATGGACTTTACTACTAGTTACTGGCAAGGTTCAGAAGGTAAGTGCCACAAATCCAAATGGGCTAAAGACTGTGATTTAACCTGGGATGGAATTACTAATAAGTCGGATATATGTAAAACCACAATGTAAATGATATTCAATGGTCCATAAAAATACTATAATACATATACAAAAACAAAACATATACAAAAACAAACATATACAAAAACAAAACATATACACAAACAAAACATACATAAAAACAAAACATATACATTTGTAATAACGATGGAATCGTTGGACATTAATACAATATTAAATAGAAATAGCATTTCAGAAAATATCAAACAGTTTTTAATTAATTTTGAAGAGAATAAAAATGATCTATCGCATAAACGGGGTATTTATATATATGGTAATCCTGGAACTGGCAAGTCTATGTTTATTGAAAAGATTTTAGATGAACTGAATTATGACGCAATTAAATACGACGCGGGTGATATTCGAAATAAAACGATAATAGATACGATAACTAAACACAACATGTCTGATAAAAATGTGCTATCAATGCTTCAGAAGAAGGTTAAAAAAATAGCCATTATAATGGACGAAATAGATGGTATGAATAATGGTGATAAAGGAGGAATTAATTCCCTTATTAAACTAATACGACCAAAAAAAACTAAAAAACAAAAGTTAGAAGATATTACATTGACCCCCATTATATGTATAGGTAATTACCATATGGATAAAAAGATTAATGAACTAATGAAGGTTTGTAATAGCTACGAGCTAAAAAATCCAACAAACAAAGAGATTGACACAATTATAACCGAGATAATGCCATCTATAGAAGCACCTCTTAAAAAAAATTTATTAAATTATATCCAAGGTGATTTAAGGAAGTTAGAATCAGTGGTTGGTATATACAACAAACAAAACCTCATATTAAAAAATGAGATTATCCAAAACATATTTCAACCCAAAACATATAATGAAGATAGTAAAAAAATTACTCAAAATCTTATTAATAACCATTTTAGTTTAAATGATCATATACATATTATGAATGAAACTGACCGCACGATAGTTGGTTTATTATGGCATGAAAATATAGTGGATGTATTGTCGAAAATTCCTATCGAAAAATCCTTTCCTTTTTATAACGAGGTATTAAATAATATTTGTTATTCGGACTATATAGATCGGATCACCTTTCAAAAGCAAATATGGCAATTTAATGAAATGAGTTCATTAATCAAGACATTTTACAATAATAAAATTTATCACGAGACATTTGCTAAAAAACCGAAATTTAATCCGGCTGAGGTAAGGTTTACAAAAGTACTTACAAAATATAGTACCGAGTATAATAATTATCTGTTCATTCAGCATTTATGTTTTACACTTTCAATGGATCAAAAAGACTTGTTTGCTTTTTTTTTAAATTTACGGCAAGATAAATCGGAAGAAGAAATATATGGATTATTGGAAAACTATGAAATTAATAAACTAGATGTAAACCGTATATATAGATACTTGGATAAATATTCTTCACACGATACTTCATCTGAGGTCCAAATAGATGATGATATCTCTATTTCGACTGATATTTAGCGTTTACTATGATATATCAAAACATAACTAACTGTTTTGATATAACAACTATTTACGCATTCAGGCATTTACGCAGTATTTGTTATTTTTGTAAGCAACATTGTGTTTAATTTTTGTAATTCAGAAATGGTATTGGATTGTGTTTGTGCTGTTTGTTTTAATTTCATGTGGTCTTGACTTAAATGTTCAAAGGCTTCCTTCATTTGTTGTATTTGTTTTTGTTGATGTTTCAATAATTCCACTACTTGCTCAGTGTTTAATTCTTGCGGGTTTTTTCCTTCTTGTTGAATGCTAATTGATTTAGATTGTCTAGCATTTAATGCGGCACTTTCTGCTAGTTTTCTTCTGTTTTCCTCAATTTTAATCATTTGCTCCAATACATCTGGCTTCATACATGGTTTACCAGGTGAATAATCTGCGATCATGTTATCAATATTCATATAAAAATCTTTCATACCAACATCCTTTACAAATGTATCGACTGTTTTATTTGATACTTTAACATATTGCGGATGCTGATTTTCTAATAGTTTTCGTTTATCAAATGTATTATGTTCATGAGAAAATACCAATATAGTTTTGGTCGGCTCCAATTGAATAAAAGGAACTGTATAATCTTTTAAAAATGCCTTCTCTTCGGCTAAACACGCGGTGTCGTCATACCTAGAAGTATTTAGTAACTTTCTTTTAAACGCAAATGTACCAGCAGTTCCATGTTTTGGGCCATATGGTCCAAACTGATACATTTGCTTAATATGTTTAAAATATATATATATCTCGCTTGATCCAGCACATAATACATTGTTATCTGATTGAAGACGCTCTACAGCATGACTAACCCTTTCGGGTGGGTAATAATCATCATCGTCCATATATACTAATATTTCCCCACTACTCTTTTCGTGCATTAAATTTCGTTTTTTCCCTAGCGTAAGCTTAGTATCGTAATTGAAATATTTTACATTTGAATGATTGATTACTAGATCATCGATCTTATCGGTTCCATCATCAACTATAATCCATTCCATTCTACACTTTGGATATGTTTGGTGATTAAAACACTTTAACATACCTGGTATAAATGGACGTCGATTATAGGTTGGTGTACAAACACTTACATACGGCATATGATCATATTCGTTCATTTGATGAACTATATTACATTTATCACAATTCACAGATGTAGATAACTTCACTGTTAAAATGTCGTTTGATACATCTACCAGGTGTTGGTTGATTATAGTTAAAAAATCGTCGGAATTATTATTATTATTCTTATTTTTGTTTTTATTTTTAGTACCCATTTATAAAATATACCTGTATCTTTTTATGTTGTATTTATACTTATAACAATATTACTACTTTACGACATACTTCTAGTTCCAGATATCAGTGATACTATAAATACAATCGTCATCACGACTGCTGTCACGATGTTTAAATGTGTAAAAGCAGCGATGGTAATCATAGTTAACAGCCATATAAGAATGTAAAAACTATTAAATGAATTACCAATTATCTTCATAATATCCTTACCATTTAATAGTGGCGGCAATAGTATCATTGTAAACATCATACCTATTATTTGAACAAAACTTAATCCAATAGGAATTGCCCAAGACCATCCAAATAATAATCCAACGACTGATAATAAAATACCTTTCCACCCTTGGTTTTCATTTACAAACATACTTATTAATGTAATAACCCACCAAAATACCGATATTACACCAAGAATAACTGACATGACCAACGGACCTAGTATAAATGGAACTAGTTCGTATGCCATTGAATTAGGTTCTAAATCGCAAACAGAACCGAATACACCTATTATGGATTGTACAAGTTTTCTTAACCATATATTCGAGTATTTTACTTTGTTAGAGTACCATGATAAAAAAAAACCAGTTATTGTTTCGCTATTTTCCATATTGTATGGAAATCCATAATCAAACAACCCACTAAAATATTTGTTATGAAACAATTTATTTGACTTGAAATCAATGGGTGTTCCACAACTTCCGCCGCTCTGTAAATTTGTATTCATCGTTTCTACATTCTTATTGATATTTGGAAACATTGGTGGTAGCGTAGCCCCCGTTTTTTTATTGGTATTAGTATAAGGTCTCTTGCTAGGATCTACTGGAAACAAAATATCTAAATCCACAACCCGAATTAAATATACGAAATTTGCTCCCAATAGTCCTAGGATAAATGATATTATGAATGCTACTAATACACCAGAAAAAAACCTACCCCAGCTATTTTTTTTTTCAGTCGTCTTCTTTTGACCAGTTTCGTCGTTTTGACCGGTTTCGTCGTTTTGACCGGTTTCGTCGTTTTGACCGGTTTCATTATTTTGACCAGTTTCATTATTTTGACCAGTTTCATTATTTTGACTAGTTTTGTTGTTTTGACCAGTTTCATTATTTTGATTGGTTTCATTATTTTGATTGGTTTCATTATTTTGACCAGTTTCATTATTTTGACCGGTTTCATTATTTTGACCGGTTTCATTATTTTGATCTGTTTCGTCGGTATATAAATCAGTAAACATCTTACTTGTATATATTTAGTAAATATATAATAATTTGCGTAAATACATACAAGTAATAATTTGCGTAAATATCTTTACTCAAATTATTATATATAAATATAGTATATTCACATATGGAGGTTAGTAAAGGTAAAAAAGATGAAATTATATATAATCCAGCACGTAGTAGATATAATAACACATCTACATCAAATACAATCGTTATATGGGACAAGGTTAAATATATACCAAATCTTACTGCGATACAGCAAAAGTATTTAATGCAGGCAGGTAATGATGAACTTTATCAAAAATTACATGAATGGTCTGGCACATTTAACACTGTAACAATTTATATGACCGATAAAGGGAAAAAAATAGCATATCGTGTTGGTAAGGATTATTTTAAGCGTAACGGTGAAGTCAATAAATTGTTAATAGCTGATGGTAATAGCGTTGCCGAATATGTAAGCGTATTAAATCAAAGCATAGAAAATATAGTAGATGCGTCCAAACACAATATATCGCCAACTGTGTACTATGTTGGATTGATGAATATTTACAAAAACGACAATAACGACGAATATCAGTATATTGTTCAGATAAGTGAAGCATATGATATGGATCTAAAAGAGTACTATGCCAATGATAAATATACAACGAATACTACATTAACAACAGATGATATATTTATTCGTGACCAACTGATATCATTACTACAAAACACAAGTGATAAGTTATCACTCATATGTTTTGATATTAAACCTCCAAATTGTGTAATAAATATAAACACTAAAGAGGTCAAATTAATAGATTGGGATGCGGATTGGTGCCAAAAATATGATAAACTATTACGCTCACCAGATGGAGACGAAGATCGAGGTAAAATTGACCTGTTAAATATTATAATAATGGCTAATCATTTTTACATATATTGTAAATATAATATATTTTATTCTTATTTACAAGAACATATTAAAGAAGCGGACATTGAATCCCTAAAAAAACTATTTTGTGAGAGTACAAACGGAGATTATGAATTTATGTCCAGATATTATTTTAAGTTAGACGCGCCGTTGTATGTAACTTGTAAGGATGACGTTTTTACAGAATTGATTACCAGAGCACGCAAATTAAGAAAAGACAATAATATAAACAAAGGAGGAAAGATTATCAAACATAAGAAGATGTGTAAGAAGAATAAATATACTAGAAGGGTTCCTAGAAGAAGACATATTACTACCAAAAAGTATAAGTCCGATAGTTATTCCAAGTCCAAGTCTAACGGACGGTCCGTTAAATCTAGACGAAAAAGCCGTAGGTAAGGTATTTTGAAATGTAAATATTCAAGATTTAGTCGATAATTTAATATGTAGTTAAAATATATATGAGTGAAAATATTTTTATAATTTTTATCGTTTTAATATTTTTATATTTGGTATACCAACAGTTTCGTTTTCAAAAGAACATGTTTTTTTCGTCCATTGAACAATTTACTCCCCAAGAAGTAGAAAATATAATACAGCCACCAGGAAGTAATAAGATAGGTACTATCAACTCAAACACATCGAGTATCACGATGCTTCAAACAGTTAGTAATGGTTATACTCAGGAGGTGATTGATAATTTAAAACCGTCAAATCCTGGAGCTTTTGATAGAGAACATACTGACACAATGGGATCATTTCCAAGTGTCGAACAAGAAGAATATCCTTTACCTACAAAAGAGTTTGAACATCCAAATAATTATAAATTCACAGTAGAATACCCTTGTAGAAAGAGCGCGACTGGTATGTATACTGATTGTGGTGTTTGGTCTGCTAACGATGCCTGGACGGCAGACCCATACAAAGGTCTGAATTGCCCATTAGCAAATACAACCACTCCCAAACAAGCAGATTTAGTTTCAAGAAATAGAGAGATTAAATTCGCATAAAAATATCAACCATTACCATTACCATTACCATTACCATTACCATTACCATTACCATTATTCGTAAATACACGACATCACGCGAATAAACACTAAACTATACATTTGATTATATGATATATTCAAATGTATACATCTTCAAGGGTGTAATTGTATACATGACACATTCAAATATGTTATTACCTAGCATACATTAACCCACAATTACCTCCGACAAAAGTAAGAATGTTATATCTTTCTTCATGTATAGTTAAATTATAATTGTAATCGAACAATCGCCAGTTTGGTTTATTTACACCAATCAATACCCCACTAGATGGATCACATATCGTATAAAAAGAAGCCTGTTCATCAATCGGAGGACTATATGTTGTAAACTCTAACTGGATATCGCGAAATTTACTCAAATTCATAGCCCCAGATGGTTGGAAATCAAACGGATCGGTATGAATGCCAAAGTTATAACTATACAACCCATCTGGAGCATTACCAGATGTTCGCACATATTTTTCAGCATAATTATAAACACCAGCATCTAGTACATTCTCTCGGTATTTGCCGTCAAGTAATATACCCAATGACAATAAAATATCTCTTTCATTGTAAACGCTGTAATCACCTGTTATGAAATATCCAGTATGGCCTTGATCTATAGGATTATATCCAGGCCCAAAATTAAAACTAACATCTGGTATAGAATAACTACCAGATATATCCGCAATCTCTACATCCTGTGGCAAATATTTATATGGCCAATTTGTATAGTTACTCCATTCGTTTCTTAAATTTATATCACTTCGTTGAAAATACCACATCCAAGAGGATACCATTCCCATCGAATTTTCCAGTTTTACTCGTTGACTACCTGTAACATTAAAATATTTCCAATCGTAAACAGATTTAAATAAATATTTCTGCTCATTTGATGCGAATATTTTCGATTCTTCTTCTGTTAAAAAACAATAGGTAGAGATTAAATGAATGTCTGCGTTCCAATTAGTTCGCTTGTCTGTGTAAGAGGTCGTAGTATTCAATGAAATATCTGGAGGAGGTTGTAAAAAGCGATAAAACTGATGATATGGATTATTAAAATTAGGTTGAACATATGGAAAATCGTTAATTTGATCTTCTACATCACGAATTACAATCAATTCCTGAACCGGACGTATGGTTATATTTATTTCTAGTTCATTATATTGTAGTGCTACAAGTGGAAATGCCATCTTAGCAGCTAATGTGAACCAAAAATTAATAGGAATGTATAGCTTTCTAGCACGAATAGATGGTTCTGGGCCTTGCTGTACCGAGGTATAATAAGCATTCGGGTACATATTTGATCGTGGTGGAACATTTCCGGGATCATTTAATTCTGCCGTATTACCAGTCATATTATCATATAAATCTGTTTTAACATTGTTAAAATCCCTTTGAATCATAGACAACAGATACGAGCCAGAATATTTGTTTAATATTTGACCTCCAACTGTAATTTCTATTTCCTCAATCATTTGTGTTCCCAGGTTATCTATCCATTTAAATTCATATGGAGCCCAATTATCCGAGGCATCCACCGGCGGAATAATAGGACTCCAAATTGTAGGCAACTGAACTACTAAATATGTGTCCATTAGGAGTTCAGCGTATCTTTTCATTCTAAATGTAAATTTAGACGATTCTGTCATTCGTAAATTCCGTAAGCCATCAAAATCTAAACGAAATTTCTGGAGTCCAAAATTGGTATATTTTTTATAAGTTGTTTTGAAAAAGGTCTTTGATGGATTTCCGTTTAAATATACATTTTGATTTCCATAGGCTACGATATTTAATAGTCCTCCTGGCATATATATTTATCCTACAATATTATTTAACTTTTTATTCCGGATATATATATTTTGAGTCTTCGTCGACATTTTAGTAATACCGTAGAATTTTTTCATAACTTATTATAAGATAATGAATAATATAACTGACATTATGTCAAACTCAAAATTATATTTGGAACAAAACAAGGCATCCACCATTAAATACACTACATATTTTATCGTTGCTTTTTTACTAATTTCCATATTCATGTACACGATTAATAAAATGAAATTAAACAAGTCTAATAACGAAGTCCTTTCTAAAATATATCCATCTTTTCCCAAGTTATCTACACTTAACACGAATGACGCGACATATCAATACTTATTAAGAGACTATTATATTAAAACGGCTTATAACTGTTGTTGCGGTGGGCAATTCAAAAATGACTATGTAGACACGCTTCCTCTCAAGACATGTATTGCGCAAGGTGCCAGAGTATTAGATTTCGAGGTTTATTCATCAGTTGATAACAAACCTATCATCGCGGCGTCATCCATTAACAACTATAATGTCAAAGAAATGTATAACCAAATATATTTAGACGAAGCATTGAATGTAATAAACACACATGCCTTTAGTGGAGGGTCTTGTCCTTGTCCAAATGATCCATTGATATTACATTTTAGAATTCAAAGTAATAATAAACAGATTTATACTGATATGGCTAATATGATTTATAGCACGATAAACTCGCGGCTATTAGATAAAGCATATAGTTATCAATACTCGGGGTATAATTTAGGAGCAGTCCCACTGAAAAATTTGTTGGGTAAAATCATAATATCGGTTGATCGATCGAACCCTCTATTTGAAGATACTCCATTAAATGAATATGTTAATGTTGCCTCCAATTCCATGTTCCTAAGAGCATCCAGAGCATACGATATTAAGTTTACACCAGATTCCAACGAGTTAATCGAATATAACAAAAAATATATGACAATAAGTATGCCGGATATGAGCGCATACGATACAAATGTAGATGCTAGTTTACATATGAAATATGGTGTTCAATGTGTAGGAATGTGTTTTCAAAATTTTGACTCCAATATGGAATATTACAACTTATTTTTTGACAAAGTAGGTCATTCATTTGTACTAAAACCCGAAGAATTAAGATACATACCAGTTACTGTACCTAATCCAACCCCGCAAAATCCCGCCAATTCTTTCACTACAAGAACAACCACCACTGATTTTTATTCGTTCAGTGTCTAATATAACGGTTCTGATTTCATCGAATGTATTGATCCTTTGTATCCGTATCTAAATATACATTTTTGCTTATTGCTCTTATGATCTTTCCTGTTTCCTTGTCATCCTTTTCTATGGATGTCATGGAATTAAATACGAGTCTAGTCATTCTTGATTGAAGATTCTCTTTCGTATCCCATCCCATATTCGCATCTTGCCATTTATTTAGCATTGTGCGTTGTTTCATAGATAGGGTTTTGATACATTTGATAATATGTAATCGTTCATTGTCCTTTACCCATGTATTATCATCTTTCACATACAATATCTTCCTAGTAGCATCTGTACAATGAATCGGACGATCCAAAATATCCAACTGACTTAGTCCATTGACTAACATGTTTGTTATCGTCTTAGTCAACCCATTTTCTATGGTACTATCATATGTTTCAGATGTAATAGGTAAAGAATCAATAAAATCAGTTAAATTCATGGCATTTTTACAATGCTCATTCAAAAACATTTGAATGTTGAATTGGTTATTTGTGGTGTTGTGGCTGTTTGTATGGATTTGATTTCCGATTTGAGGCATGATTTCCATCATCTTTTCCATAACATCCTGATTTTTCAATAGTAACTTTACCAACAGCTCTTTATCTATTTCAAAGCCAGGAGTCGTATGATTTTTTTTCCGGTTGTTTTCTTCTTGAACCACTGTGCAAGTCTTTTTGTGACCACACAATGATGACATGTGTTTGTAGTTTTTCCCACACTCGCATTCAAATGTCTTGGCGTTTTTGGCGTTTTTGGCGTTTTTTTCGTTAGTATTTGTTAGGATTTCGTGCTTCAGTGTAGTTATGTGTCTATTATAGTCGCATTGTTTATAGCATTCAAAGTCACATTTTTCGCAATAAAATTTTTTGGCGTTTTTTGGCGCTTTTTTGTTAGTCATTTATTAGTATATTATACTAACAGAAAAAACGCCTAAATCCTTTTACATAAAATACTTTAAAATGCTTTTTTTTACCATCACAACTTTTCCGGTTACAAAAACGGTTCCTTACCTTTATGCTCTCATGTCATTTTTCACCACTTTTTAAATTCAAAATCCTATTTTCAAAAAACAACACAAAAACCTTGTGTGTAATTTTAAAAATT